CCGTATGTCTCCACACCATCCGGCAGGGTGCTGACCTGTATCCGGTCAGGCGCGGGGTGTGCGGTGATGGCCACGCTCGCCGGCTTACCGCTGCCGTTAATCAGATTAACAGTGGCCGTGCCGGTCTCCGGCAGTGTCACCTCCCGGTCCAGCGTCAGGGTACGGCTGGCGGCATCGATGGACAGGACACGTCCGCCGGTCATGGTCCCGGCATAGTCGTTATCACAGATTTCAATGATGTCACCGGGTGTGTGACGCAGCCCCTGTGACCCGAGCGTGAAATCCACCGTCTGCGTTTCCAGCAGTTCGGTCTTTATCACCCACAGCCCGGCACGGTGGGCCTGACCGCGGCTGGTACAGCCGAACGCGTCCATCTTCAGCAGGTTGCGTCCGTAGCGCAGTATGGCTTCCGGGTCTTCCACCAGTTCCGTGGAGGTCTGCCAGCCGTTCTGCGGGTCGGTGTAATTCACCTCCACTGCCGTGTGCCGGTCCTTCAGGGCACTGAAGCTGTAGCGGAAACCCACGCCGTTATCATCCACCACCACATCGCTGTTGGTGTACGGCCACACCACATCCGACGGACGGTCCTGAACGAACGTCAGCGTCTGGCCGTTCCATACCGGCATACAGCGCATCGCAGAGCAGAAATCACTGAGAACGTCCCACACCTTACGCTGTTGTGCCAGGTACGCATTAAAGGTCATCCGCGGCTCGGTCCCCCCGAAACCATCCGGGACCGTCTGGTCGCAGTACTGCCCGATGGCATACAGCGCCCACTTGTCCACATCCGCCGCCCCCAGACGTTTTCCCATGCCGTAGCGCGGGTGAGTCAGCATGTCCCACAGACACCAGGCCGGGTTGTTGCTGTATGCCGGTTTCAGGCTGCCGTCCCAGATACCACTGTACGTGCGTTTTTCCGGGTCATAGTTTGACGGCACCTGGATGATGCGACCGCGGATATGGTAGTTCACCGTCATCTGCTGGCCGCCGAACTGCTCCGCATCCACCTGCAGCCCCACAATGGCCGTGTTCGGGTAGCACTGTTTCACATCGATGATTTCGGTGTATGACGACCACAGCGTCTTATTCTGCAGCTGGTCCGTGGTGCTGTCCGCAGTCTCCCTGACCATCCGGATGTTAAAGGGCCGGGGAGGCAGATTATCCAGAATCACCGAGGCCAGGAACTGCGAGGTGGTCTTGCCGTTAATGGTGACATCCTTTTCCGTCACCCAGCGGCCATTACGCTGTAACTGAATCAGAATCCGGACAGAGGAAGGATTACGGTCGCCCTTTGACGTGGTCTGCACCAGTGACTGCACCCCGAAGGTAACCCGCAGGCGGTCAATGTTCGCGGACGTAATGGTGCGCGTCACCGGTTTTGCCTTCGTCACTTCCACGCCCAGTCCGGTTTCAGCTCCGGAGGACTCAAAGCCTTCCGGTGGTGTCTGCTCCTGCTCCCCGGCACGCCAGACCGCAGTCACACCGTGTATCACGGGATTACCGTCCGTGTCCGTCAGCGGGGTTTTGTTCACCAGAATACTCTGCAGTCCCTTCACCGGACCTTCTATCGGTCCCTCACCAATCGCATCAATCACGCTCATCATCTGCGTGGATTTGAGATTATCCTTCGCCTCACGAGGCGTGTGTGCCTTACCGCCACCTTTTCCCATACAGCCTTCCCCTGAATAAATTAACCGCCACTTGCCATTCCGTACAGAAGTCGGATATCCTTCGCCCGAAAAGCATGAAACACATTTCTGCCATGCTAAAGAGAAACCCCGGTATCAGCAGATACCGGGGTTTTCTTTCATGCCCACCGATAATCCTGTTGGTTAAAACCGGTAATGGCATAAAAATTCTGAATATCTTCACATTTTCACAAACTGACTGTGGCGCTTATAATTTCTCTGCGTTAATTTTTTTGTCGTGATATAAGAATAATTCCTTACACTTAATCTTCGTAACTCTCCCGCAGTTCCTGTCCGCGATCACTGCGGGATTTTTTTATTCTTTTTACCCCTGCCGCCCGATAACCACGACCGTTCCGCCCCCGCCTTCATCACGGGTGCTGATGTCCTGGGATATACGGCGGGAGCCAACCAGCATTTCCCCGTAAGGCACCGGCATCGGGTTCCCCTGGGCAATCATGTTATCCAGCGAGGAAAAGTACGTGTTCTGTCTGCCGTTATCCGTTGCGCGGTAATCCGGTGTTTTTGCCTTCGGGGCCAGCATCTGGGCCACACCGCCCAGAATCATGCTGGCTCCAAGTGAAAACAGCATCGTGGTGGCAGAAAAACCACCGGCTGCCAGGGCTGAACCCCATAACGCCATTGATGCCCCGGCAGTGAAGAAAGAGCCCACGATGGCTGCCGCCCCCAGCACAATCTGCAGTCCACCCTTTCCGGCCCCGGCCAGTCGCGGCACAATATGGATGACCGTTCCCTCACCCAGCTGTTCGTGAAGACGGGCGTACACCGCCTCCGGTGCCGTGTCATCACCGGCAATACGTATCTGGTACCAGCCTTCGTTCATCTGACGGCGAAAGCCCGGCATCTGCATCGACAGGGCGCGAATGGCTTCCGCTGCCGTGTTCACATACAGGCTGAGGCGGCGGCCAAATCGTTGTAAATCCCCGTGAAGGCAGATGCGTGCCAGTGGCGGTGACGCCAGACAGAATGCGTTCGTCGTTGCCATTTTTCGGAATACCTCTCCCGTTTACTCAGTTGTTCAGGCAGATGGTGAAGCAGCTCACCGTTGCCGCAGTAAATGGCGGCATGGTTCGGTACCGAAGCACCAAAGCAGCACAGCAGAATATCGCCCGCCTGTGCAGAGGACAGGGGCACCCGGTAAAAGCCGGTGACCGCCATATTGTCCAGGTAAAGGTTCTGACCGTTGCGCCACCAGTCATCCTCGCGATGAAAATCCGGCATTTCAGTCCCCGCCAGATGATAAGCATCCCGGAACAGCGTGTAACAGTCCGTCACCCCGTGCTCAAAGCGCCGTCCTGTCAGATGTGGCACACAGCGGAATTTGTGAATGTCACCCCGGCAGACCAGCCACCAGGGCAGTGCGCTTTTTATCTGCAGCCGCCGGTCAGCCTCGCTCAGCCAGGGCAGCCCACCGGGATGACTGTGGACCAGTGCCACAATCTCCCCCTGCATCTCTGCCCGCAGCCAGTCTTCCGGTGCGATACGAAAATACGCCTCCGGCTCTGCGGAAATATTCACACAAGGGATATACCGCTCCCCCTCCGGCGTGCTTATCACGAAGCCGCACGACTCCGCAGGCGCACACCGCCGGGCATGCGCCAGAATCGCTGATTCAGTCTGTGTCATAAACCGGGATTTACTGCGAAAGTTTATTAATGGAAAGGAAACCGCCAAAATTGCCGACATTCCTGCGCAGTTCACACCCGCGCATGCACTTGCTGCATCTGTCCTTACGGATATCCGTGGTGGGTTTATCGAACTCATCCGCCACAGCCCCGCCCGTGTAACCACACTCATCAGAGCGGTAGGTCCACATACAGGTGTTCGCCAGCATGATACGACCGGGAAACAGCGCCCCGTCCGTCTCGGTCGGTGTGGTCAGCACAAACGAGGCCGTCATGGCTGTCAGCTGCGACATCTGCTCCACCACCCAGCGGTCACTCAGCTCCTGCTCCGGGTCCGCCTCCGGATTGCCCGCAACGAAATTCACCGCATCCAGAAAACGGGCATACACCCGGCGGCGGACCACCGTGGCCCCCACCAGACTCTGCAGGTCTTCCGCCATCCCGGTGACCAGACCAAACAGATTGGACACCGTCAGCGATGGTCTGGCACTGCTGCCCTTCCCGTTCATCTCAAAGCCACTCCCCTCAATCGGGTACGCCTGATATTCACGCCCCTGCCAGGTCACCGGCTCCCCTTTTTCATTCAGCTCATTGCAGAAAAAATACCGCTCACCGCCCTGCACCGTCAGGTCGATTTCCCAGAGTACCACCCGCGGTGACTGCTCTGACTTAACCGACTCGTTCAGACTTTCTTCGTGAATATCCTGCATCAGTTCACCACCTGCTTAAACTCCGCGCTGAACTCAACGCGCAACATCCCGACCCGCGCAGACCACCCGGCACAGGTCACCTTTATCTGCCGGTATGCATAGGGTGGCTTCCACAAAAATGCCTTCCAGCCACCGTGCTCTGCCAGGAACGCTTCCAGATGCCGGGCCTCCTCCCGGGTCACGGAAAGCGTCACCCTGTATGTTTTCAGGTCAGCATTCAGCCCTGCCGCCATACGCTGTGAGTACCCGTCACCAAAACGCACTTCACGCACCGATGGCTGCGAGTTCACCTCCATATCCGGCTTCACTTTCCAGCGAAATGTTTTCATCGCCCGCTCCCCGATAACAGACCGCCATCACGCAACTGCAGCCGGAGCTCATCCTGCGCACCTTTACGGGCCATCTCATACACCGCTTTCATCAGCTGCGGCCCGGCCTGTCCGTTGATACCGTCGTTCTGAATCACCACGTGATTGTTCTGATTAAAATTAATGCCTTCGGCCCGCCGCATCTGCGCCGGACTTCCGGCAGCACCCACATACCCCCCTTCCGCATAGCCCCGCATCAGGCGGTACAGGTTGCCGACACCAATCCGGCTGGTTGCCTCCTTCGTGAAGACAAACTCCCCGCGGTGGACAATCCCCGCTGGCTCATATTTGCCGCCGGTTCCCGTAAATCCTCCGGTCGCAAAATGGAATTTCGCCGCAGCTGCCTGAATGGCTGTACCGCCTGACGCGGATGCGCCACCACCAACAGCCCCGCCAATAGCGCTGCCGATACTCCCGACAATCCCCACCATTGCCTGCTTAAGCAGAATTTCTGTCATCATGGACAGCACGGAGCGGGTGAAGCTGCGCCAGTTCTGCTCACTGCCGGTCAGCATCGCCGCCATATTCTGTGCAATACCATCAAAGGTCTGCGTGGCAGCACTTTTTACCTGCGACATACTGTCCGTGGCACTCTCTTCCCACTCACTCCAGCCGGACCTGAGGCCTGCCATCCAGTTCCCGCGAAGCAGGTCTTCAGCCGCCCAGGTCTTTTTCTGCTCTGACATGACGTTATTCAGCGCCAGCGGATTATCGCCATACTGTTCCTTCAGGCGCTGTTCCGTGGCTTCCCGTTCTGCCTGCCGGTCAGTCAGCCCCCGGCTTTTCGCATCAATGGCGGCCCGTTTTGCCCGTTGCTGCTGTGCGAATTTATCCGCCTGCTGCGCCAGCGCGTTCAGGCGCTCCTGATACGTAACCTTGTCGCCAAGTGCAGCCAGCTGGCGTTTGTACTCCAGCGTCTCATCTTTATGCGCCAGCAGGGATTTCTCCTGTGCAGACAGCTGGCGACGTTGCGCCGCCTCCTCCAGTACCGCGAACTGACTCTCCGCCTTCCACAAATCCCGGCGCTGCTGGCTGATTTTCTCATTTGCTCCGGCATGCTTCTCCAGCGTCCGGAGTTCTGCCTGAAGCGTCAGCAGGGCAGCATGAGCACTGTCTTCCTGACGATCGCCCGCAGACACCTTCACGCCGGACTGTTTCGGCTTTTTCAGCGTCGCTTCATAATCCTTTTTCGCCGCCGCCATCAGCGTGTTGTAATCCGCCTGCAGGATTTTCCCGTCTTTCAGTGCCTTGTTCAGTTCTTCCTGACGGGCGGTATATTTCTCCAGCGGCGTCTGCAGCCGTTCGTAAGCCTTCTGCGCCTCTTCGGTATATTTCAGCCGTGACGCTTCGGTATCGCTCTGCTGCTGCGCATTTTTGTCCTGTTGAGTCTGCTGCTCAGCCTTCTTTCGGGCGGCTTCAAGCGCAAGACGGGCCTTTTCACGATCATCCCAGTAACGCGCCCGCGCTTCATCGTTAACAAAATAATCATCCTTGCGCAGATTCCAGATGTCGTCTGCTTTCTTAAACGCAGCCTCTGCCTTAATCAGCATCTCCTGCGCGGTATCAGGACGACCAATATCCAGCACCGCATCCCACATGGATTTGAATGCCCGCGCTGTCCTCTCTGCCCAGGTCTCCAGCGTGCCCATGTTCTCTTTCAGGCGGCGGGTCTGGTCATCAAACCCTTTCGTTGCGGCCTCGTTCGCCGCCTGCAATGCTCCGGCTTCATCGCCGGAACGCTGCAACTGAGCAACATACGCAATCTGCTCCGCCGTCACGTTATGGAACTGGCGTGCCATCGCCGTCAGCCCCGACGTCGGGTCTGTGGTCAGCTTCCCGAAGGCTTCAGCGACCTTGTCCACCTCCACGCCGGATACAGAGGAGAAACGCGCCACACTCTGGCTGATGGACGCAATCTGAGCCTCACCGCTTACCCCCGCCTTGACCAGTGCGCTGAGTGACTCGCTGGTCTGGTTAAACGTCAGCCCTGCCGCCTGCCCGGCTCTGGACAGGACCAGCATACGATCTGCCGTCAGTCCCGCCTGATTGCCGGAAAGGACCAGCGTTTTGTTGAAATCGGACAGGGTTGAGTTGCCCTGATACCAGGCATACGCCAGCGCACCGGTCGCCACCGCCAGCGAGGTGGCCCCCACCATCGGCAGGGTGATCGCACCGGCAAGCCCCCGGAACATGGGGATCATCCCGCCGAAGGAGTCCTTAACCTGACCCCCCTGTTGCAGCAGGATCAGCCACGGACTTTGCCCGCCTGCAAGCTGCGTGGCCACGTCGGTGAACTGTGCAGGCAGCATACGCATGGCGGCTTTATACTGCCCGACGGAAATCCCCGCTTTCTGTGCAGCCAGCGCCTGTCGGCTCAGCGACTGTTCAACGACTGCCGCTGTTTTTTTCGCATCACTTTCCGTACCGGAAAAATGACGCCTGACTCTGGCCATCTGCTCGTCAAATCTGGCCGCATCCAGACTCAAATCAACGACCAGATCGCCTACCGGTTCAGCCATACCGGACTCCTCCTGCGATCCCTTCTGATACTGTCATCAGCATTACGTCATCCTCCGTCATGTCCGCCACATCCGGGGAAGCGGGGATAACTTCATTCCCGTCCGGGACAAAACGAACGCCTCCGGCAAGCCCTGCCGCTTTCTGCATCAGCACATCATCTTCAGGCTCTTCGTCAGCCTCGCGCCGGTTCAGCAGACTGAAATCCAGCGGATGCATATCCGGATCGCTGAAAAACAGGCTGAGCACGGTGTACGTCAGCCCGGAAAAGTGCATATCCAGCAGAACATCATGAAAATAATGGGTACTGTAAAAGCGGTGCCAGTCGGCATACTCCGTGGATGACATCCCGGCAAGCATGGCGCGCCAGTCGGGTCGCCCCATCTCACGCGCCAGTTTCAGGGCAAAACTCAGCTCACCGTCGAACACTTTCCCGCAGAAACAGGCTCTGCAGGCCCGGCGTCCTCTGCCTGTTCAGGGGTATTATTCACAACAAACTCATACATACCGGACAGCCGGTACACCACGTTTTCAGCATGAGAAATTGCCTCTGTGGGCCAGGTGGTAAGCACTTCCTGCTCAATCTGTTTAACGGCTTCATTCATGGAAGGCAGCTTTGTCTTCTTCGGATGGTTATGCCACAGGGACATCGCCACCAGAAACGCGCCGGTTCTGATGGCGTCTTCCACAGTAAACTTCCGGTTGCTGTCTGACTCCGCCTGTTCTGCCTGCCGTTTCATCAGGGCGAGATGCTCAATACGCTGCAGGGCTGACAGTTCAGAAAGCGTGACGGTCACACCGTTATGTTCAAATGATTCGGTTTTCAGGAACATCGCTGACTCTCCGGATTAACTGGCGGTGACGTTGATTTCTGCAACCGCAGCAAACTCACCATTACCAGATACGACCGGAATGTTGACCTTGCCTGCAGCAACACCTTTCACGGTGATGGTCATACCACTGACCGACACGGTGGCTTTTGTTTTATCCGCAGACACCGCACGGAAGCTCTTGTCGGTTGCGCCCTCCGGCTGGAATGCCACGGTCAGCGTGGTGCTCTGCCCTTTCACTACGGAAGCACTGGCGGGTGTCACCGTCATGCCGGTTGTCGCCGTCACCGTGCTGCGATCTTCTGCCATCGACGGACGTCCCACATTGGTGATCTTCACCGTGCGGGTAATCACTTCCTTCGCCGTCACCGCCTTACCGATACTGCTGACCCAGCCACGGAACACATCGACCGTGCCGTTCGGGAAGCGGATTTTATAGGCACGGGTATCACCTTCATTAAACCACGCCAGCAGCGCCTGCTGCCCCTGCTCTCCGGGCATCCACGCCAGCGTGAAGCTGGTATCTCCGGCAGATTTCTGCCCCTGCCCGGTCGCAGTCCAGTCTGCATCTTCATCATCGAGATAGCTGTCGTCATAGGACTCAGCGGTCAGTTCGCCGGGCGTCAGGTCTTTAACTTTAGCCAGACGCGACCAGTCAACGTCTGAAAGCGGATTCGCATAAGGGTCACCGCTCCCCTTATAAACCCACAGGGTGGTCCCGGCACCTTTCACCGGCATTGTAGGATTTGGTACAGGCATAGCGTCCTCACATTTCATAGGTAATGACATAAGTCAGATCGGCTGAACTCCACAGGCCCGCATCATCGTCGCGCCGGTAGTCATAGCCGCTGGCCACCATACTGGTGATCAAATCTGACAGTGCCGGGATATCGCTCATCACCGGATAAATCCGGGACTCCATCCACGCATCCAGCTCTGAATCCGGCACCTGAGCAGGCAGGAAAACTTCGATATGCAGCTCCGCCTGCCAGGTATCGCTGTCCAGCTCTTCGCCCGTGTATTCAGCGCCGGTGAGATAAACGGCAACTGCCGGAAAATCCGCCTCATCAAAAACAGCGGGGCGACCATCAAAAAACGTCGCCCCGGTGTCATGCTTCTCCAGTGCATCCAGTACGGCTGCACGGAGTTCAGTATGTTTCATCGCTTTATTACCATCCTCAGTTGATGCTGCAGCGCATAGCCCAGCTCTTTCGGAAGACGTTCACGCCGTATCCGCTCAATATTTTGTTTAAACGCCGTGGTCAGCGGCACCGCCATCGGGATTTTCACTACATCAATGGGGTAACGGTTTTTCCCGGCCACACGCTGCATGACATGCCACCGGCCATTTTTCAGTTGCTGAATAAACGCGCCGGGAATACGACGGTTTCCCACCACAAGCACGCTGCCGCCACCTTTCAGGGCTGAACGCTGCCCCTTTTTACGACGCCTGCGTCGGGACAGGACAATCCGCGCGTTACCCAGCTTTATTACGGGCAAATCCCCCCGGTTAACTTTGATTCTGGCCTGCGGATTTTTGACCGTGGCCCTTTTCAGCCTGGCCCTTTCCTTTACCAGTTTCCGGCGTACCTTTGTCTCACGGGCAACCTGTGACGCCGACTGCGATATCGCGGATGAAGCAACGCGGTTAATGGCCATTGCGGCGGCACCGGGCACCGCCGTTCTGCTGATACGGCTGAGGTTTTCAACGGCCTGCTCAAGACCTTTTATGGCCATACATCCCCCTTTCAGCGGCGACGGTTAACGGCAGGCGGTACGCCCCGCCCAAGCCAGAGATGACAGCTTCCGCCATCATCCGGCGAAACCCGGTCTATCCAGAAGTTTTCCTCACCGATGGTCAGCGTGTCTCCACGCCGCAGTTGCCGCACATCATCAGTCCGGACAAACAGGGACGGGCTGGAGCCTTCAACGCGCACGCCCTGTCCGGCATAGCTGATATTTTCAGGGTCATCAAAAACACCACGTATTACTGCGCCGGACTGCTCACCGGATGTCATGGTGGCTGATGTTCCCATGTACCCGCGTATCGTTTCATCGGCGCGGGCAATGGCAGCATCGAACAGGTTATCGAAATCAGCCACAGTGCCTCCCGTTATTGCATTCTGGCCAGGCCACGTTCTGTCATTTCGGCTGCCACACCGGCAGAGACACGAAACGCCGTTCCCGGCAGCACAAATGCCACAGCCTCATCCCGCGTGGCGTGAAGTGCATCGGTATGCAGCGTCACCAGTGCCACAACCGTGACCAGAGCAGCCGTATCAGTCACGGTATCCGTCTGTGCTGATACCACCTCATTTTCATGTCCGGTCAGCGCATTTTCCGGGCTGACAGACGTGTCCTGACCGGCTGCGTCATCCGTGTCATCAAGCTCTTCTTCCAGCTCTGCCACACGGAGCGCCAGTTCTTCTTTCGTCCCCGTCAGGCTGACATCACGGTTCAGTTGCTCACCCAGCGACCGGAGACGGGCAATCAGTTCATCTTTCGTCATGGACTCCTCCACAGAGAGAAAATGGCCCCGAAGGGCCATGATTACGCCAGTTGAACGGACACGAACTCATCAGGATCAGCCAGCAGCATCAGCGGTGCTGACTGAATCATGGTGAACTCTCGCGCCGGATCGCCGGATGTCTTCCAGTTTTTCGGATAACGGGGAGACGCATTAATACCCTCACTCAATGCATCCGCATCCTGAATACAGCCATAGGTGCGCAGACCGCGTGCATGAGTGTTACCCAGCACCATCGTGTTGTCCGGCAGGAAGTTCTTTTTGACGCCGTTTTCCACGTACTGTCCGGAATACACGACGATGGCCACATCGCCATACATTCCCTTATAAGACACCGCTTTGCCCAGGTCTTTTACCGCTGTCTCCAGTTCGGAATGAGAGCCGCGACGGGTATCCAGCTTCTCCCTGACGGCTTTGAAGGAACGGAACAGCGCCCAGCCTTTCGGATCAAACACGATGATATTCACCACGCCGCTGGCGTTCAGCGCGTAGGCTTCGATATCGTCGGTCGGATCATACGTGGACTTGTCACGCTTGCTCCACTCCGTGCCGCCGGACTGCGTGATGTTGTTGGCCGCACTGCGGCCCATATCCACCTCAACCGGATCGAAGGCTTCACCGGTCATGGTGTATTTGCCCTTGAGCACGGCAGAAACGGCCTGCATCTCTTCGACCTGAGCAATGGTCAGCTCTTCGTCACGCATGTTCTGCATGATGATGCGACGGCGGCGGTAAGCCGGGTCCGCCAGATTCTGCGGATCTTCATCCGGCAGGCGACGCAGGGTCATCTGCGGATTCACCTCATGCTTCGGCTTGACATATCCCGGCGTAAATTCAGAGGTGGAGCCGCCACGGGAGCGGATAACCTCACCGGAAACAATCGGCGAAACGTACAGCGCCATGTTTACCAGTCCCGGAATTTGTGAGAGATAGACTTTCTCCGTAGTGAAGGGATAGCTCTCACGGAAAAAGAGACGCAGAAACAGCGGATCAAACTTAAATTTCTGCTCATTTGCCGCCAGCAGCTGGGCGGTTGTGTACATCGACATAAAAAAATCCCGTAAAAAAGCCGCACAGGCGGCCTTTAGTGATGAAGGGTAAAGTTAAACGATGCTGATTGCCGTTCCGGCAAACGCGGTCCGTTTTTTCGTCTCGTCGCTGGCAGCCTCCGGCCAGAGCACATCCTCATAACGGAACGTGCCGGACTTGTAGAACGTCAGTGTGGTGCTGGTCTGGTCAGCAGCAACCGCAAGAATGCCAACGGCAGCACCGTCGGTGGTGCCATCCCACGCAACCAGCTTACGGGTGGAGGTGTCCAGCATCAGCGGGGTCATTGCAGGCGCTTTCGCACTCAATCCGCCGGGCGCGGTTGCGGTATGAGCCGGGTCACTGTTGCCCAGCGGCTGGTAATGGGTAAAGGTTTCTTTGCTCGTCATAAACATCCCTTACACTGGTGTGTTCAGCAAATCGTTAACGGCATCAGATGCCGGGTTACCTGCAGCCAGCGGTGCCGGTGCCCCCTGCATCAGACGATCCAGCGCAGTGTCACTGCGCGCCTGTGCACTCTGTGGTGCTGCGGCCAGAATGCGGCGGGCCGTTTCCACGGTCATACCGGGGGTTTCTGCCAGCACGCGGGCCTGTTCTTCGCGTCCGTGAGCCTCCTCACAGTTGAGGATCCCCATAATGCGGCTGTTTTCTGCCGCAACCGCAGAGGTGATCTGCGCGTTCACGTCCGGCTGCGCCGCGCTGGCGTTTTCGCCCTCCGTCGCTGGCACCACGTCAGTAACGTCAGCCTGCGAAGCAGTGGCTGAAACAGTTGTTGATTGAGTCTCTTTGGTCATTCGCCCTCCTGAGAGACGGGATTTACGTGCATCCAGTGCATCACGCATAACGGTGATCGCATCGGTGCTGTTGACAAGTTCATCAGCCAGTCCGGCATCAATGGCCTCCTGACCGCTGTACACTGCAGCCTCGGTATCCAGCACAGCCTGCACGGACAGGCCGGTATATGCCGACACCTTCTGCGCAAACATCCGGCGGGTTGCATCCATCCGGGACTGCAGTGTCTCCCGGACGTCATCCGGAAGATGGCTGTAGGGGTTGCCATCCACCTTATGGCTGCCGCTGTAAATCAGCGTGATTTCCACGCCCTGTTTCTCCAGCGCAGCACCGTAATTACTGTGAGCCATCATGACGCCGATGGAGCCTGTCCGGGCGGTCTGCGTGACCAGACGCCGGGAGGCGGCGCTGGCAAGCAGCTGACCTGCACTGCAGTTTATGTCGTTGGCCAGCGCCCATACCGGTTTTATGTCTCGCACACGGGCGATGATGTCAGCACAGTCAAATGCTCCCGCCACCATCCCGCCTGGCGTATCCATATCGAGCAGAATGCCGTCCACCATCGGATCGCTGGCAGCCTGTTGCAGACGGGCGATAATGCCGTTGTAACCGGTCATTCCCGAATACGGCTGCAGCGCCCGTGTCCGGCTGACCAGCGTACCGGACACCGGCAGCACGGCGATGCCGTTCATGACCTGATAACTGCGGGCCTGTCGTGGTCCGTCATCATCACCGGATAACGCCAGCGCCGCGGGTGCCTCTCCGGCAGTCAGGCTGTCGCCGGACACCGCATCCGTCAGGCGACTGATCCCAAGCTGGCCTGCAAGCGCACAAAAGAAAACCCGCGCATAGGCGGGTTCAAGCATCAGCGGCTCATTAAAAGCCATGCTGGCAATATGCGGGAGATTACGCAGCTCTGCTGTCACTCTTCTCCTCCTCTGTTGATTGTCGCAGCCCGGATTCAAATGCCGCAGCCGCCCAGGCGGGCGGTTTAAGACCGGCTGCACGGCGCTCCATCGTTTCACGGACCTGCTGGGCAAAAATTTCCTGATAGTCGTCACCGCGTTTTGCGCACTCTTTCTCGTAGGTACTCAGTCCGGCTTCTATCAGCATCACCGCTTCCTGTACTTCTTTCAGACCATCGATGGCCATACGACCGGAGCCTATCCAGTCGCAGTTCCCCCAGGCACTGCGGGCTTCCTGAAAACTGAAGCGCGCTTTTGAAGGTAACGTCACCACGCGGCGAGCGATGGCCTCTTCCAGCCAGCACAGAAACATCTGGCTCGCCTGACGGGATGCGACGAATTTTCGCCGCCCCATAAAGTACGCCCACGACTCGTTCGCACTGGCCCGTGCCGTGGAGTAGCTCATCTGGGCGTAATTCCGGGAAAGCTGCTCATACGAGACACCCAGCCCGGCAGCGATATACCGCAACAGTGACTGCTCAAACACGGAGTAGCCGTTATCCGTGTCCTGAGCCGTCTGCAGGTTCAGTGAGTCCCCCGGCATCAGGTGCGGCACTTTTGCGCCTCCCAGACGGACCGGTGCTGCGGCGTAATACGCGGCAATTTCACCAATCCAGCCGGTCAGCTTGTCCCGCTGCTCCTTACTGTTCGCGCCCAGAATAAAATCCATCGCTGACTGCGTATCCAGCTCACTCTCAATGGTGGCGGCATACATCGCCTTCACAATAGCGCTCTGCAGCTGCGTGTTCTGCAGCGTGTCGAGCATCTTCATCTGCTCCATCACGCTGTAAAACACATTTGCACCGCGGGTCTGCCCGTCCTCCACGGGTTCAAAAACGTGAATGAACGAGGCGCGCCCGCCGGGTAACTCACGGGGCATCCATGTCCATTTCTGCGGCATCCAGCCAGGATACCCGTCCTCGCTGACGTAATATCCCAGCGCCGCGCCGCTGTCATTAATCTGCACACCGGCACGGCAGTTCCGGCTGTCGCCGGTATTGTTCGGGTTGCTGATACGCTTCGGGCTGACCATCCGGAACTGTGTCCGGAACAGTCGCGAGGGACTGGTATCCCAGGTGGCCTGAACGAACAGTTCACCGTTAAAGGCGTGCATGGCCACACCTTCCCGAATCATCATGGTAAACGTGCGTTTTCGCTCAACGTCAATGCAGCAGCAGTCATCCTCGGCAAACTCTTTCCATGCCGCTTCAACCTCGCGGGAAAAGGCACGGGCTTCTTCCTCCCCGATGCCCAGATATCGCCAGCTTGGGCGATGACTGAGCCGGAAAAAAGATCCGACGATATGATCCTGATGCAGCTGGATGGCGTTGGCGGCATAGCCGTTATTGCGTACCAGATCGTCTGCGCGGGCATTGCCACGGGTAAAGTTGGGCAACAGGGCTGCATCCACACTTTCACTCGGTGGGTTCCACGCCCGCAACTGCCCTCCAAATCCGCTGCCACCGCCGTGATAACCGGCATATTCGCGCAGCGATGTCATGCCGTCCGGCCCCAGAAGGGTGGGAATGGTGGGCGTTTTCATACATAAAATCCTGCAGGTCCCCTGCGTCGCTGTGTCATGCCGGTCTGCACTTCCAGCTCCGCAATGTATTTTTTCAGGTCAGACACGGAAGTGGCCGTAAACTCCACTCTCCGTCCGTCTTTCTGTACCGTTGCCACCCGTTTTCCTGTCATCAGGTCATGCAGTGCCGCACGGGCAGCGGCAAGTTCTTCCTGTCGCGTCATTCATCCTCTCCGGATAAGGCACGGGCGTAATCTGCCAGTGTTTTCTTGTTGGTTGCTGCACCATCCTCTTCCTGCAGGCTCGCCAGCAGTGCACTAAGATCCAGCTGCCAGCGGGAAATACTGATGCGCAGCGCCGCCAGCGCATAAACGAAGCAGTCGAGTGCCTCATTGCGTCGCTTTTTGCTGTCCCACAGTATTTTTTTCCTGCCATCCACCCATTTTTCGACCTGCTCTTCAGCAGTCAGCTGCTGCGCTTCGGTCAGATCAAAAATATCCGGGTTATTCGGGAAGTGAACGGCACCGGGAAGCGGTTCATCCCCTTCCGGCGTCAGTGTGAAGCGGTTATAAATCTGCTCTTTCGCGGTATCCGTACCGATTTCGGTAAGGTAAACCCCGTTTTTGTTTCGCTTACGTGGCATGCTGGCCACCGGCTTTCCGTAGACGGATGCCCCTTTAATGGGGATCACCCGGAACAGCCCATGCTTTTTCGAGCGTTCATACACAATAGTCGGGTCAATCCCGCCAATATCCCAGCAGATACGGGATACCGACATTTCTGCACCATTCCAGCGGGTATAGGTTTTATTGATGGCCTCATCCACACGCAGCAGCGTCTGTTCATCATCGTGGCGGCCCATAATAATCTGCCGGTCAATCAGCCAGCTTTCCTCACCCGGCCCCCATCCCCATACGCGCATTTCGTAGCGGTCCAGCTGGGAGTCGATACCGGCGGTCAGGTAAGCCACACGGTCGGGAACGGGCGCTGAATAATGCTCTTTCCGCTCTGCCATCACTTCAGCATCCGGACGTTCGCCGATTTTCGCTTCCCACGTCTCACCGAGCGTGGTGTTCACGAAGGTTTTACGTTTTCCCGTATCCCCTTTCGTTTTCATCCAGTCTTTGACAATCTGCACCCAGGTGGTGAACGGGCTGTACGCTGTCCAGATGTGAAAGGTCACACTGTCAGGCGGCTCAATCTCTTCACCGGATGACGAAAACCAGAGAATGCCATCACGGGTCCAGATCCCGGTCTTTTCGCAGATATAACGGGCATCAGTAAAGTCCAGCTCCTGCTGGCGGATGACGCAGGCATTATGCTCGCAGAGATAAAACACGCTGGAGGGATCATCCGGCGTCCATTTGAGGCCAAACGGCGTCTCTTTATCGCCAAATTTAAGGTACTGCTCCTCCCCGCAGTGCGGGCAGGCAACATGAAAACGCATAAAATGCGGGGATTCACTGGCTGCACGCTCAATCTGGCAGGTGCCTCTCACTTTGGGCGTGGAGCCACGGATGGACTTTGGCCAGACCGAGCCTTCAATACGCTTATCGCCCAGGAACGTCGGAGAGCCTTCCTGTTCAATATCATCATCAAAGGCAGCAAGTTCATCATAACCCGCCACATCCACCGACTTTTCACGGTAGTTTTTTGCCGCTTTACCGCCCAGGCACCAGAAGCCACGCCCATTGGTGAAACGCTTCATGGTGAGCGTGTTATCCCGGTGCTTTTTGCCATACCACGGGGCCAGCGCCAGCAGCGACGGAATATCACGAATAGTCGGCTCAACGTGGGTTTTCATAAAGTTTTCGGCATCGCCATCCGTCGGCAACCAGATAAGGGTGTTACGCTGCTTATGCTCTATGAAGTAGGCATAAACACCCAGCAGCATTTTGGAATAACCAACACGGGCAGACTTCACCACATTCACCTCGCGGATGTAGTCGCTGCCCATCGCATTCATGATGGCCCGCTGAAAGGGCAGTGTTTCCCAGCGCCCTTCCTGGTATGCGGATTCTTTCGGGAGATAGTAATTGGCATCCGCCCATTCAACGGCGGTCTGTGGCTCCGGCCTGAACAGTGAGCGAAGCCCGGCGCGGACAAAATGCCGCAGCCTGTTAACCTGACTGTTCGATATATTCACTCAGCAACCCCGGTATCAGTTCATCCAGCGCGGCTGCTTTGTTCATGGCTTTGATGATATCCCGTTTCAGGAAATCAACATGTCGGTTTTCCAGTTCCGGAAAACGCCGCTGCACCGACAGGGGGATCCCGTCGAGAATACTGGCAATTTCACCTGCGATCCGCGACAGCACGAAAGTACAGAATGCGGTTTCCACCACTTCAGCGGAGTCTCTGGCATTTTTCAGCTCCTGTGCATCAGCCTGCGCACGCGTAAGTCGATGGCGTTCGTACTCAATAGTCCCTGGCTGGAGATCTGTCTCGCTGGCCTGCCGCAGTTCTTCAACCTCCCGGCGCAGCTTTTCGTTCTCAATTTCAGCATCCCTTTCGGCATACCATTTTATGACGGCGGCAGAGTCATAAAGCACCTCATTACCCTTGCCACCGCCTCGCAGAACGGGCATTCCCTGTTCCTGCCAGTTCTGAATGGTACGGATACTCGCACCGAAAATGTCAGCCAGCTGCTTTTTGTTGACTTCCATTGTTCATTCCACGGACAAAAACAGAGAAAGGAAACGACAGAGGCCAAAAAGCTCGCTTTCAGCACCTGTCGTTCCTTTCTTTTCAGGGGGTATTTTAAATAAAAACATTAAGTTACGACGAAGAAGAACGGAAACGCCTTAAACCGGAAAATTTTCATAAATAGCGAAAACTCGCGAGGTCGCCGCCCCGTAACCTGCCGGATCGCCGGAAAGGACCCGTTGGCCGTTCTGGTCTACTTCGTAATGGGATTTAATAGCTGAACGACAAAAGTCTTGCGACCACAGTCACACAGACCTGAATACACGTCCTGTTTCTTCCACCCCCGCACAGGACTGGCGAGCATGAGGGACACCCCCGCGAACCATAAACGCGGTAAAAACCCGGTGTGCATCGTTTTTGATTATTCCCGCACACTCACGCAGAAGGAATTCCCCGTCGGGCTACGGTCATGGTTAATGCGGGAATACGGCGACGATACAGCGCTGCTAAAAGGGTAATGAACAGATAGAGCGGTTTATTTCATTACACAGGATTCTGAGTGCCCCCCCCCCTCCTCCAATAGGCTGAGCATCCACCTATATAGTTTTAATTTTCATCAATCCATTTAACTATCGTTTAATTGTTGTCACATAGGATTCTGCCGTTTTTAACAATGCAGGATAATAAGATGAAAAAAATGTTGTTTTCTGCCGCTCTGGCAATGCTTATTACAGGATGTGCTCAACAGACGTTTACTGTTGGAAACAAACCGACAGCAGTAACACCAAAGGAAACCATCACCCATCATTTCTTCGTTTCGGGAATTGGACAGGAGAAAACTGTTGATGCAGCCAAAATTTGTGGCGGCGCAGAAAATGTTGTTAAAACAGAAACCCAGCAAACATTCGTAAATGGATTTCTCGGTTTTATTACTTTAGGCATTTATACTCCGCTGGAAGCGCGTGTGTATTGCTCACAATAATTGCATGAGTTGCCCATCGATATGGGCAGCTCTATCTGCACTGCTCATTAATATACTTCTGGGTTCCTTCCAGTTGTTTTTGCATAGTGATCAGCCTCTCTCTGAGGGTGAAATAATCCCGTTCAGCGGTGTCTGCCAGTCGGGGGGAGGCTGCATTATCCACGCCGGAGGCGGTGGTGGCTTCACGCACTGACTGACAGACTGCTTTGATGTGCAACCGACGACGACCAGCGGCAACATCATCACGCAGAGCATCATTTTCAGCTTTCGCATCAGCTAACTCCTTCGTGTATTTTGCATCGAGCGCAGCAACATCACGCTGACGCATCTGCATGTCAGTAATTGCCGCGTTCGCCAGCTTCAGTTCTCTGGCATTTTTGTCGCGCTG